GTTTCCCAGTCACGATCTGAAGCGATCGTACCCAAACTTTGATCATATCCTTGACGCGCCAACTCTCCTTGAATCTTGCCCTCGTATCCTGTCATCCCTGCATCAACCAAGGACTGTGAATCCTGTTGTGCAATTGGCAATGCTGCCTCAATTGCTGCCGCCTGTGATTGTCCGGCAGCCAGGGAAGAATTTAAAAGCCCTCTACTTTGTGCTGTTCGTAATCCCGATTCTTTGGCACTTTGCATATATTGGCTTCCTGAATTGAGAAGCCCATCCATCCTGCCTTGAACCAAATCATTTTCATCGGGTCGCCACGCATCAGGGGCTTGATATGTAGAATCTGGTTGATAAGGTTCAACCATGGACAATGACAATCCGGAAGATGTGCCATACAAGGGGTTGGTGGACTGGGCATTGTTTGAAAATGGGTTTTCGATTGAACCAAGTATTCCCGATCCTGTAGTCCCGGAATTTGTATCAGTCCCGGGATCTCCCCCCAAAATTATGTCCCCTGTTTTGGGCCTCTGAGAATAATTATAATACGCCAAATCCTTTTCAGACGCCCCATTGACAAGAGCATCGTTAAGATTGTCAGTTGTTATTCCTGACGTTGGATCAGATAACGCATTACCCCAATAAGCTTGTCCTTCCGGTGCCGCATCTCGGCCGAACAGAGAATTAAAACGCTTGTTAATTAAATTGTTATAGTCAGTCACGAGTAAACCCCTATATTAACTTTCCGGCCAAAACTTCACTTGCTCGCACTTCGTCAAATTGGGGTATTTTCCCAATAAAATAATTAACTCCGTATTGTATTCCGTGAAGACCCAGGTCAACTTTCTCGGCCCTTGGATCATCAAGGATGGACAGCCAATCCGAAACAACCGCGTCACCGGCATCTTTCAATGCATAAATGGCTATGCGTTCAGCCGACGTGAAACATAATTTCATTTCAATTACAGATAAAACCGGGGCTGGGTCGGGGTCGGGGTCGGGTAATTTTGGCGGATCTTCATCTATGGGTGGAACAAAAACATCACCATCATCTGTTGTCCAATTTTGTTCTACCTCAACTGGAATTTCTTGCCACTGAAGCGATGCGTGAAATTTACCAAATGGGTTAAAATTAATGGTTTCAATCACTTTACCGTCTTTAATTCTTGCATATTTCATATTGTCTCCTACCAATAAAGGATCACAAGGCCATCACCGCCTGCTCCGGATGCCCCCACAACACTATATACACCACCGCCACCACCTGCCCGTCCCCCATTGCCACCACCGACAGTACCACCGGCACCACCACCTAAAATACCGCCGTGTCCACCATAAGAAGACCCCGCACCACCACCGGCACCGGGGCCACCATGGGCACCTGCAAGAATTTCATTAATACATCCTGAACCACCGCCACTGCCGTCAATATCCCAGGCATCCCACCAAAGATTTCCTCTCCCACACTCAGCCGGTTTATAATAATTTGTAGCGGACAACGCACCAAGCCCTCCGGGAAACACGCCTGGGCCACCGTTGGTGGACTTAGAAAAGGCATCTATTCCAGGTCCATGCACCCCTGCGCCTGATCCGCAATAATAAGCAACCTCGCCACCATTGCCGCCTTTATGTCCACCTATCGCACCACCGCCGCCATTGTTTCCACTAAGGGATGCGGTCAAGCACCCACCACCTGCCCCACCATCGCCCAAAAAAGACCCGGCAGCACCGCCGCCAGTCGCCCCTGTTGCGCTCGTAACCACACTTCCACTATCACCCCCATCGCTATTTATTGTACCCCCTACACCAGAGCCGCCAGCCGCGCTTGCATAAACACCGCCGAGACCACCGGTTGCGGACAATGAAACAGACGCAACCGCATCCGTAACTGACGATGTGCCACCAGCATTTCCATTGGCTGTTGATGTAACCGCAGCGCCGCCAGCCCCTACAACAATTGCTAACGATGTGCCGGGCACACAATCCCAATAGTGTTCGGTGTAGCCACCCCCACCGCCTCCTACAGCGTAAGATCCCATCCTACCGGAACCACCACCGCCCCAAACCAACGCACGGATTAAAAAGACATTGGCAGGGATTGTGAAATTTGTTGAGCCTGGAGTTAAAAACATTTTACGAAAATTCCAGCCATGCCCCCAGGCAATTGACTTATAAACATCAGAAAAATCCGACGAGTTGAATTTTGTCTTTTGCACACTACCCATTGTTACACTGCCTCCTCAATACCTTTGACCGTGACAATACAAGCCTCCGACGTTTCAATGATTATCTTTTGGCCTTCGTCTAAAACTTCTCCTGAAATAGAAAAGGAACGCTCAAACTGTTCTTCCCATTCTTTTTTTTCATCGGATGTCGTGGTTTTAGTATACCAAACCTGAATTGTTGCCTTCGCCTCATCGGATGTATTTCGGGCAGTGATTTTATAAACCCCTATATAATCCGTGGGGACGGTATAAACTGTTGTTTTCGTATCGGCGGGCACATTTACCTGCGCCTGTACTCCTGATGACATCGCACTATTCCCTATTTTTAAGTCTTATTAAAACATCTCAGCCATAACCATCCCCTTGAAGGATACAGGGGAGTAATCCGAAGGCACCATCGGCACAGTTTGAGCCACAACCCAGTCGCTTATTGTCCCCGTGCCTAATTTTTGAACAATGGTAACGACCAATCCACCTGTGCCAGGCGTATATTCTGTAATATATCCGCGCATAAAATTTTCAGGGTCGTTCACGTCTATAAGCACAACCCACATTCCAGCCAAAAATCCTTTATCCGTTTCAACCGTCAATGTTTGAGAACCTGTGCCGAATGCTAAAGATGTCGTGCTGGTGGCGACAACGGCGTTGACCGGATCATTTAGAAAAGAATTAATAATGGCTTCAGCTCTATTGGCCTGCGTCGTTGCAGCCGTTGTTTCCGCTTGACAGTTCACCACCTCTGCTTGACAATTCACCACCTCTTCTTGGCATGTTAAAACGTCCGCCGCTGTTGCCGCTTCCGCAGCTTGCAATCTACTTAACAACGAGGGCTTGTCTTCTCTGGCATTTATAATTTCTGTTTTCAACCCGGACAAGTCAGTCGGGAGATTATCAAATCCAACATCCACCGAATCTTTCAAGTCATTGATTTGAGATGTTTTTGCTTTGGTGAATGGTGCTAAATCATCCGGCGGGGTATAATATTCATTCATCGAATAAGCCTCCTTGGCGTATAGTGCAACAGAATCCCATCTATTTTATGGCCAGCATCAATTTGATTTTTACTGTAAACAATAAACCCCATATTATTGCCTGTACCTGTAATTCTAATAGCGGGACTTGCTATAATGGCTGAATCGTAGAAAAAAGAATCCCAATTATCAACATCAAAATAACCACCACTACCTTGTATTGGTGCTCCCTGAGACGGATGGGAAGGAAGATCGGGGGTTCCATATGAAAAATCAGGTATAATATAAAGAGAAGCATATTGTTTGGCTGTCATTTCAATAACTGCTTTTCTATACGTTTTCAGTATAGATGGTGAATTGGAGTGATTAAAGGGTAGTTGTAAAAAGGCTTCAATTTCCTCACCATCAAAAGAGGACCCCCTGTCAGCCTGGTACACCATTCCGTCATCGTCACCCAAGAAAACAACATCCTTACCGTTTTGATCTTCCCCGGAGACGGCACAGGCCACGTTGATAGGATACTTAAATTTTGTGAATCCAACTTTATTTTTTGCCATCAAGGTCATGCAAACCCCGGAGCCATCAGATCCGTAAAGCCTGTATTGGTTGCGACTGCGATAAACGGACGAAGCAGTCACCTTGCTGCGTATGTCATCAATAATGGCTTGAACGGATCTACTGACGGTTGATTGCTCAAAGTTTCCAAATTTATTAGATGCGTAAATACTAATTATGCCACGATCATCAAGGCAATATGAATACCCAAGCCGTTGAACTGTTCTTGGAATGCAACCCACCTCATCAGAAATGCCGTCCAATTGAAAATCATCAATGTTACTACCAAGCAATTGATTGGATGAATTACGAGACATCACGGCCAGTGCTTGACCCGGCAAAGAAACCAGGCCGGTTATATTATCCCCGATACCAATTTCATTCGCTCCGGAGATTGCCGTCCATTGATATGGAGTGCCAACTCCTGAGTTTTGCAATGATGCTTTAAAGGAAAAAAATAACTGTTTTTTATGTGCATAAACATATTCCGGAATATCATTTTCCATGCCGGTATTGATCGGAATATAAACTTCACCATCGAATTCAAACCCCTGGTTGACCCCGTCTGCCCCATAAATGCGCTGAGTATTCGAACTTCCATAAAAATTATATGCAACCGTTTCATATCGCCCACCTGGAAGTATCGAGATTTGATTTGTTGTGGAACTAGCCGTGACAGCCGTAACCCCACTCACTTGAATGGCACCGGTATTGTTAAAAGTGCCGGTGATATCAGACAAAATAAGGCGGCCGGCTGCTGTTGTTCCCCATTCACCAGACTCAAGCACTGTCCTTTTAACGATTGCTTGAGCGCCACTCCCCACTTGGGTGACTATTGTTCCATCTGCAATTGTTTCAATACCAGATTCAAAGGAAAGTGCATGGTAAAGCTGGATAACTACCCAACCAGTGGCTGTTGCTTTTAAAAGTTGACCGCTGGTACCCGCTGCATCGTCACGGAAACAATAAAGCACCCCTTTTAAAATGGTTAGTCCACGGATCGGGCCAGAACCGGTTGGCGCTGAAATATCTTCACGATATTGTTCAGCGGCTGCAGCAAGGGCTGTGGCATCTTCAAGATTTGTACTTTCACCGTTAAAAGATGGCGTACCAGAAAAAGCTCCTACAATAGACCCTGAGAGAAGAATATCCTCAGCTTGGAACGTTCCGCTTATTTTTGTCAAATTTAGCGCGGAGTCAGAGATTTGCGATACAACACCAGTTGCCCCGCTGGTATCCCCTGTCACAGTATCACCCACAGAGACAATATCAGAAAGAGATTCAGTAGTGGGTGCCATATAATAAGTAGCGTCGGAAGGCGACGGCTGCCCATCATATCTTTCATATCCATCAATGCGTCGATATCCACCTAAAACCCCGGCTTCATAATTAAGGCAGTCTATCAAATATCCTTTATCAATGGATAAAGCTGGTGTGATTTGATCTAATCCACCGCCTAAAGATGAATATTCAGTTTTCACATTTACATTAACAAGTTTCATACCAATGGATTTCCCCATGAGATACTTGGCATTTGGTCTGCATGTAAGGCGCTTAATATTCGACGATATTCATTTTGTCCGTGCTTGTATCGTTCGTCCGCCGCATCATAAGCGCCATAAAACATTAACGCCCGCCACACTGCGATCATGTGATACTCAGATGGATATAAAGGCTCGTCGGTATTATTAGTAAGAGTCTGTGCCTTCCGAGAATACTCTCCAGCAATACTATATTCAGCGTCCGGAATAGGGTATAAAACCATGGACTTGTCAGGCTGTATTGCAAAAAACTGGGGCCTGCCGGCCACAGACCTGTATGTTCCATTTAAATAAATGCGCTTAAACTCTCTCCATGACAACGGGATCATGAATTGTTCATCGCTGTATGCTATTCGACATGAAATTTGATCGTAATCATTACACCGCCATTGATTAAGATCCGACACACCGGCCTCGATAGGCGTATAAACTTGTTGCCCAGAAGTTGTTGAAAATTCAAAACATCTGACAAGGAACTGCCAATCGGAATGTAGATTTTGAATATCTTCATCGGCTGATTGTATCCACTCCACAACACTCTTAAGTATTCCGGATTGATTGGAGGTGGTAGCCGGACCACTCCCCGGGATACCAGCCTCCTTAACCAACCGTTGACACATCGAAAGAAAATTCATTACAACGAAGCCGTAATAGATTCCAGCCAAGCAAAACCATTCGGGTTCGGATCTTTGATTACCGTGAATGGATACTTCGGCACTGTGTATTCAATCATCTGGATTTTATCCGGCTGTGATGGATCTTTGATCCGTTGTTCATATCTGGTATCCGTACATCTTGCCAGGGCTTCCACATATTTTCGTTTTACGGTGGTCTGTTTTCCACGGATAATCGGCTGATTGATACCGTTCACGTTAGGGATAATAACCGGCAGGTCTTCTTTGTTCGTGGATGGGGAAACAATAATTGTTACCGGCTGATTCATAAACGCTTCCATTTCAGCCGCCGCAACAAAATCATTTTCCGTTACCTGCTCTAGACCGGTTGCTGTTCCAATCTCATCAATACCAAACTCATCTTTTTTGGGGACGCTGTTTTCATTAACCTCTTTTTTTCTTACTGCCATATGGTGGACTCCTTATAAGGGAGGGGCCGAAACCCCTCCACGGTAAATTACGTTAGGGGATTGGTGGGCACAGAGAATAAATTGTAAAAAGTTGTTGTGATGCTTGCCGCATCAAGAAGCGTTGTGCCGCCTGTAAATACAGAGGCAGAGGCATTTTTGATTTTAATGGCTCCAATGGGGCAGGTGTTCACTGTGGGTTCCGGCCAGTGAATAACCGCGCTACCAGCGGTCAGTTCATCGTTGTCGACTTCATCACTTTTCACAACTGTAATTGTTCCTGATGCATTGACCAGGACAAGAAAAAGGGCAGTATATCCAGCGGCTACAGTGTTATCATCGAGTTTTACGTCACCATCGCCGCTTGTTAATGTGTAGGTTAAGCCATTAATGGCATATGGAAAATCAGCCAGGGTTTCCGCGTCTGCTTTTGCAGAAGCATCGATTCCGAGTCCGGCGCAACCAAGACAAATAGTTCCACCCCTCGGGTTGTCATTTAAATTCATGATTTATTTTATCCTTCTGTCCTTCGTTATGATGTTAAGGTTAATGCGTCCGGGGCTGATGCCGTAACCGCCGCAGCATTGGTCTCGGCGTAATCTGCGTCAGTTACACCAGCATCGGCGTTTAATTTTGCAGCCAACGTGTCAACGGCTGCGGCCAGGGTGGCAACATCAGTCACGGTTGCAACAAGTTCCGTCCTAATTCCCGTTAAATCTTCGAGGATAGCATTTAATAACGGTCGGATCTCGCGAGCATCTTTTTTGATACTCAAAGCTGCTATCCTGTTTTTAATGCTTTTGTTTGACATGTTTTATTTTTAGCAGGGTGTTACCCCTGCTATCCTTTATGATGAAACTTATGAAACGTCAGTGGCGCAGGCTTCAATCCTGGTCATCCAGTTCTCATTGAGTCTAACGGGCGCATACCAGAAATCAGCCCCAACATACCCAAACATGCCAGATGGGTTGGCATGATTGATCTGACCTGCCGGGACAAGACGCGGAGTGATTCCGGTCTTCGCAGCATTTTTTGTTCCGGGAATGCGTTCCCCTTTTAAGCTGACGTGACCCCAAGCATCTTCGGCAATGACAATCAATGGATACACATCGCACTTTGAACCGCCAGCACTTACCATCCCCGTAGTGTCAACTGATGCACCGGCAGCAAGGAACGGGCGAAACAAAGGAGATGTTACAAACCGAAACCCTTCACATGAACCAATTTCACGGGCATGAATCGGTTTTATCGCCGTTCCGTATTCAACACGCTGAGTATATTTTGGCAGATCCATAACGTCTGACATCATATCTGTGTGGATAAACACGACATAAGCAGGTTCAACCGCAGAGGTCCCAAAGGCAGCGCCCGGGGCAATCCGACTGGTAACGTGTTTTCCACGATTGTTTTCCATGGATCTTGCAGCAGCTCTAAGATTATTCAGAGAGATTGTGCTGTTCAGCCCTGCGCGGGTACTGCCATTGGCATAAATTACACTTGACCCGGATTTTACCGCGCCATATGAAACCAGTTCGGCAACTTCGCCAAGGGTTTCGCCAGTCAACTTTTGCATGTCCCCGGGAATATCGTCCTCGTACATCAGTTCAGATTTGGACGAGTATTTAAAAAGAACTGCATACTGTTCCAGGGTTACGGACACATCGGTGTAACTGATCGTGTTTGCGTTGGGCGTTGTGCCTTCTGCAGTCACGAAGTTCGTGGGGTCAATATTCGCCACTTCATTAGATGTGGCATTAAACGGCTTTAACCGACGGAAAACTACCGTGTCGGTTTTGCGTTTCGGGTGTTGCTTTTGCACGCCAAAACCACCCAAAACAATTACCGGTTCAGCGTGTTTCAGCATTTCCCCCTCGGCGCGGATCAAATTTCGCGAAGGGACTGTAGAATAATTTTGCATACTCATTTTTTATACCTTCCTTGGGTTATCCCCATATTTTTGCAAATTCAATTTCTCGGATTTCATCTTCCGACATATCCGACTCTGATTTTTGTGGTGTTTGCCGCCTTCCACCTGATGTCTTGGTCTCTGCTTGTTTCAGTCGTTTTTTCCGTGCGGCGGCAATCTCTTGCGGTGACTTTCCGGTTGATTGAAACTCTTTGAAGCGATCCAAAACAAATGTTGCTTCATCCGCAGACTGACCATTGTAATGTTTTTCCTGAACATCCTGCGGCTGCTCTTTAATCCAGGCTTGATACTCAGATCCTTTTACGGTCTCTTTCCAGTCCGGGTGTTTAAAAGACAAAAGACGTTCTTCCAGGGCGGCGTTAGAAATGAAGGCGCCTTGTTGATTTTGCATTCGACTTAACGTCTCTTTTAACAACGTCTCTTTTAACTCGGTCATGTCAGGCAACTTTTTTGATAGCTCGGCGCTGTTGGCGGCAAGTTTGCTCTCTATTGCCTCGGCCCACTCTGGGAAATCATCCTTCAGTTCATCCCATGCTTCTTTGCTCTTAGATGCGTCGGCCATTTCTTCTTTGGACGGAGCCTTGTCTTTTTCTTCTGATGCGGCCTGTTTTGCTGCATGAAATTCATTTTGAATTGAGCCAATCCGCCGTTCGGTCTGTTTCAATCTTTCTTCAATGGTTCCCAGGGTATTCAGTCTGTTTGAGATTCCCTCAATTTGTTCTCTTAGGGCGGGAGGTATCCCGGCCATCGGATCATCTACGGTGGTATCTTCATCAGCTCCCTGTTCGTTTTCATCTACTTCGTGTTGTTCATGGGCTTGCCCGTCATCGTCGTTATCAATGCCTGCATAGTCAATATCCTCATGTTCAGCGGCGGTTTCCGGCGCATTTTCATTGAAGATTTCTGCAAACACTTCTTCTCTGAGTGATTGTTCTTCTTCGCTCATCTGATTAGGGCTTTTAACGTCATTTTCCATGTTCTTTTCCTTTAACCGGCATGTGACGGTTAAGTTTGAGGCGGGTTACCCGGCTCTATTTTTTGTTAAAATGTTTGGAGCACAAAAAAAGGGAAAGCAATACGATGGTTTACGGCACCGTAACTGCCTTCCCTTTTCTTAATTTTGCATTACCGTGTGGCCTGGCCGGGCCTCAGATAAGCTCCAAGTTTTTATATGTTTAGGAGTCCACTACCTCCATTGTGTTTTTCATCTGTTTCAGACAATGCAAGCAGCTTCTTTAAAAACCGAATTTCGGCCCGGTAAATCGTCGTCTGTTGTTCTGACGCCTTGAGATTGTCATTCTTCTTTCTCAACATCTCGATTTCTTTTTGAGCCCATGCTTCAATGAAAACCCATGTGGAAGATGTCTGCTCAATTTTTCCTATGGACGGTGTGGGTGCCTGGACAACAAAAGTTTCTCCCGGGCCTGCATCAACCTCATTACTTTTTTGAAATAGGTTTTTAATTCGCGAGAACACCATTAAACTCCATGAGCCACTCATCTTTGCTAATTTCAATCCAGCGTTCGTGCAGGTCTTCTGCTTCACCATCAACGCAGCTTATCGAGTGTCCGGTATGGTCTGTTTCTTCCACAACAAGCAGTTTGCCCCACTTGTATGTGTCAACATCGTCCAGGACAGCAATACACCGACCCTTTTCGTGTTTGTAGAATTTGCCTTTTTCGAGTTTCAGTGACATTTACACAATCTCCCAATCACATTCCAAACAATCAGAAACAGATGGTTGCCACATTTGACAAGCTCCATCAGAACACTTGAGCTGCATATATGGCCTGCATTTAAAAAGATCGCCTTCATTAATACCAAAAGCTTCGGCTGTTTGTTTGTTACATGGTATACCGTCTGGGTATCCTTTTTGGTAAACGACAAACATCCCCTTGCCATTCCATCCGGCCCGAGCCACCTTACACCCTGCCTTCATGGCCTCAATAGCAAGTCCAAAAGACATGCCTGAGATAGACCGATATGCACGATTGAAAACATTTTCCGGGGACCAGGAAATATACCCCTTATGGTTTTGATGGTTAGGCTGTCCACCGTCAATGTATTCAACAAGAAACCCTTTGTCGTCTCCGTCTTCATCTTCCGGGAGTTCCCAACCACGATATTTATTGTATTCGGCCCTTGTCATTGGCCGCGCCTTAATCATTTTTGTTCCAATGTATTTTTTCATACATTCTCTTTTTTTATGATATTATCTAAAAAATGAAATGGTGGATATTTCTCTCTATACCTATTGTATCTTTCCCTGCGCTCTATACCTTCTCTTCTTTGTCTTATGCAGTCTTTGTTTATGATATCTTGCAAAAAGCAAATATCACTAATTGATGCAGGCTCAACTGATATATACGTCGCAATGGGTATTTCTTTCTTCTTTAGAATCTGTTTGCGTATCCACAAAGTTCGATGTCTATCATAGGTAATGATTTGGCCTTCTTTGCTTCTACCATAAAAGAAAGCTGTTCCATCTATTACATTCCCTCCATAAACATCCTTCACATAAATTAATGACTCACTTGTCCCTGCCTGAATCATAAATTTTCCAATGATGCATCGATAAACCTTCTGGGCTGAAAACTTCATGCTTGATACGCCATTCCTTCCGGTGCCCTGCCTTCAGGTTCAACCGGCGGGGTAGCAACCTGCGGTCCCTTCCGGTCCGGTCCGGCCAAAGCCACCTGTGTTTTTAGTTTCAGAGCATCCCGGGAAAGCTCAGCTTTGATTTTTTCCAGGGAAATTCCTTTAGTGTTTGCCAGCTCCATCATCTTAATGTTCTGATCCATTTCTCTGATAGCCATCTCATGCTGGCGTTGTAACTCAGCTTCTTGCGCAGAAAGTTTTAATTTCTCAATATCAGCCTGCTGGTTCAATTGAGCTTTTTTCAACTCTGTATCACTTTTAATTTTTGCAGCCATTAATGATGGATCTTGGGGACCACCTTGACTTGCCATCTTCTGCCGTCTTTCTTTTTCTTCATTCAAGTCTTCTTCATTTTTGGCAATATCCAGGCGCAACGAGGAAAGAACCTGGTCAACAGCCTTGTCCCAATCCACCTTGAGATTGAAGTCAGGATCTTGCTTCATAGCCATGACCTGCATTAATGTCCTGGCCTGCTGATCTTTTTCGTAAAGAACAGATGTTCCCCGGGCATCCACGCTAAAATCACCTTTGATTTTAGGATCGTCGTGATATTGCATGTTCCAATCGTAATACCGGGTCAAGTGAGGCTTGGTGATGCAATCGTCAAACAACTTTACCCGGGAACGCAAGGCAACATTCGACGAATCCACCATGATATTGGTGGCCCCCAATGTTTCGGGTGCCTCTGCCTTCTCCCCCTGGAACAGCATCGGCATAGCCGTTTCCATGTCAACAAATTTGAGGGCAATATCAATAATGGCCTGCAGCTGTGATTGATTGTTGGTTATTTGAAATTGTGCGAATGCTTTTCTTACATCGTCTTCTGTGATGTCATCGTTGTCCAGGAATCGCCATATTTTTTTACCGGTTATCTCCCAATTGCCATCCACCGGGACAAGCCGATTGGATAAAACAACATTTGCTCCGGCTGAATCCCCGGCATTGTCCATCATTGCCCGCCATGCCGCCGTGATAATCCGTTGTAGCCAAAAAAGAATTCTTGGTACACCGATTCCCCAGGGAGATCCGGCAACCATGGTCCACGGAAAAAAGTCATAAGGCAATGCCCCAGTGTCCAGGACGTTGAGCATAACTTTGATTGGTTTTTCATTGACGAATACAACACAAGCAGAAAAAGACTGAGTCACATCATCGTGTGAGAGATCCACATCCATGGCTTCCAGGTCTTCTCTATGCAGATCCCCGTAATACTCCCATTTTTCAAACAGATTGCCGACCCCGGCCGTGGATTGCAAAACTCGATGACGACTTTCTTTGTCATTGTATCCAACCCGAGTTCTTACAGGTTCTTCCCTCAGTATCTTCTTGATCTGATCCTCAAAATAGCCATCAACACCCACAAGGTCCCGCAGTTCCCGAGGGTGAATCATGTCCCGTTCCCAAATATAAGAAGCTTTCTTGATATCTTCCCCGCAGTCTGGATCAGGATAAACATTCCAGCATGAAACCTCTTTGGACGCCGGGGACTGTTCTTCAATAACATCTAGGGCAAAAATGCCACCACCGGAGTTCTGCCATTTCTTATGTACCCGCTTGACAACATTCGGTCCTTTTAGGATACCAGTTCCTAAGCGAATAGCCCCACGGACAACCTTGCGATTCTCGCTGTTATACCCACACTCAACCAATTGATCGTCAATGACATTTTCCATGCCATCCATTTTTTTGCGAATGGCATCCAAATCTTTTTTGGCAACATCGGACATTGTTACTGGTTGGCCGTCCGCCTTATGAATCTGCTGGCCTGTGCCTTTCACTGCGGCAGGTCTTTTATCCCGGATAGCCTCTTGCACCATTGGGTCCGGAGTGACATCCAGTCCCCAATTTTTATCGTCTGTCGGAAACATGATTTCAGAAAATCTGCCTTCGGCAATTTCACACTTGCCACGGATGATATTCACAACAACTTTTGACCGCTTGGGGCCTTTTCCCCGGGCTGGCGCTGTCCCTGTGGCATAATCCATCATGGATGTACCGCCCGGTTCACCAGGATCGGTGCCGTCAAATAAAGCTTCATCTTCACGCCATCGACGTTCCACACCCGATGCCGCCCGGAATGCCACAGCCTCATCGCGTTTTTGAAGCAAACTGGTTGCCAGCCGATTTAAAAGATCGCGCCGAATTTGCTTTTCGTCATGATCAACATCTGACCTGTCTGAAAATTCATCTGAAGCTGTTTGGTTGGTGTATTCGTTTTTCACCTAATATCCTATCGTTGGGTCTAACGGGGCATATCCGACATGCATAACGGGTGGTTGTTTTTTAACCTTGACCGGTTCCACAAACGTCAAAGCTATTGCGTCACCTGCGTCTGGTGATTTCCTTGTTCTTTTTTTAATGTCTCGCTTTCTTTCCAGGATAATTTGAGAATTTGAGGTATATTTAAACCCAGGGGCAATTAAGTCCCCATGCAGATAATCATCATCAGGTATTTGCGTCTCGGCGTCTGACTCAAGCCATTTTTTTAGTTCACCCCACATTTCAGCCCGTCGGTTAGCATACCGATCTGAATCGAAAGCCTTGCCTCCGAAATTGATTATCTTGACACGGTTCCTATATCCCAGTTCAACCAGGCGATCATACATCCCAGAACCACCACCCCGATCAATAAACATCATCGTCACCGGTTCTTCATCTAATATTTTTTTAGCATATCCGGTCTTGGCCATATCATCAAGACCTTGATATTTTTCTAAGCCCCATGCTTGACGGCCTTGCCGACGAATGAACGCAGTATTATCATCCCCCTCTCTGGCTGGATCGCATCCAACAATATACGCGCCATATCGTGATGCGCTTGATTTCCGTGCCGACACAACCAACTCAGGAGATATAAAAGAATTGTGGCCAGTAACTTGAAACGCTTCCGCTGCTGTTGCTGGATATTCTTGTTTAAATAATGATGAATCACCGAGTTCAACAATTTTATTCCTACGCCAAACTATTTGCTCTATATCTGTTAGCCCATTGTCCCTATAAGCGTTCCAATAAGCTTGCTCTTCACTTGTTATTTCAAAATCATCAGGCACCGTGGAACGATATTCATCTTGCCAATACCACGGCACAAAGATCGTGATATAAACACCCTTTCCGATCGTGACTGGGAAAC